ACATGGGCACGGCTATACGGCGGCGGATCCGGCCTATTCGTAGGGGCCGACGACGGTCGCGAGCCACACGAGCCGCTGAACGAGTCTGCGATCCGCTCGATTCGATTCGTCAACGTGATCAAGCGTCCGCAGCTCGTGGTCAAGTCGCGTAAGGTCGACGTCACACAGCCCGACTACGGCAAGCCCGAGCTAGTGACGATCTATCAGACGGGCGTGATCAGCGGCGTGCAGCGACTAGGTGTGAGCGTCGACGTGCACATAAGCCGCTTGATCTTGTTTGACGGCGTGCTGACGGCTCGCACCACGCAGCCGAGCACGAACGAATGGGATGATTCGGTATTGCAGTCGGTGTATTCGGCGCTGCAGCAGTCCGCCACGGGCTGGCAGTCGACCGCGCACTTGATGACAGATGCCGCGCAAGGCGTGCTCAAGATTCAGAACCTGATCGACTTGATCGCCGCAGGCCGATCCGAAGTGCTGACGGCACGCATGCAGGCCATGGACATGGCGCGCTCGGTTGCGCGCGCGATCGTCGTGGACGCTGAGAAAGAATCTTTCGAGCGGATCGCTACGTCGTTCGCTGGGCTGCCGGAAGTGCTCGACAAGCTCATGACGCGTGTCGCATCGGCGGCTGAAATGCCGGTCACGCTGCTTTATGGCAGGTCGCCGGCAGGCATGAACGCGACCGGCGAAAGCGATATACGCGGCTGGTACGACACCGTAGCGGACGCGCAGACAGACATTCTCGAGCCGCGGCTGATGCGGCTGCTGACGCTGATGTTTCTCGCCAAAGACGGCCCGACGCGCGGCGTAGTGCCCAAGCGCTGGTGCATCGAGTTCAAGCCGCTATGGCAGCCCACGGATAAGGAACTCGCCGACACGCGCAAAGTCAAAGCAGACACCTATGTAGCGCTGGTCGGGGCGCAGATCGTCACCGAGTCGGAAGCGGCGATCGGCCTAGCGCCCGACTTCCCCGTGATCGACGTCGAGCAGCGCAAGCAGCTGCAGGAGGATCAAGCGGATGTCCACGCCGAGGCACTGCTCAATCCGCCGCAGCCGCCGGATCCGAACGCAGATCCGGAAGCCGATCCCACGGAACCAGCCCCCGGTTGACGCGCTTGCACGGCGGCACCCGTGCTCATGAGCACGGGCACACATGTGCACATGAGCACGGATGCACGGCGGCACATTGACTGCCATGCATGTGGGGGCGTATCACGGGCGTCATGGCCATCGCACGCCGCCACGATGCACAGTTCGCCGCCCGGCTCGCCGCGCTGATCGCCGATCGCTACGACGCGCAGGCCCGCGTGCCGGCAGGGCAGCACGGCGGCGGTCAGTTCGCCTCGAGCAGCGGCGGCGGTGGGGGGCCGAGCAAGAGTCAGGAGCGTCGCGCGGCGGCGAAGTCGTTTACGAACGCCGCAGTCGAGCGGGCGATCAAGTCGGGCGCGACTCACAAGCAGGTCAGGGCGATCCGCGAGATCGAGCACCGCGCACACTTGAAGGTGCAGCGCGCGTCGGCCCGGCTCGCGCAGGGCACACAGCAGACGCTATTCCAGAAAGCTCCCAAGCAGCCGGGCAGCTATCGGCTAAGCAAGGCCGTGGGCGGGGGGACGGCCGTAGGCATCGCTAACAAGGCGCTGGTGCATGCCGCCGCGCAGAAAGGCCTTGCCGAGCATGCCGCGCGTGTGGCGGGGCGGAAGTCTACGCCGCCGGCAGCTGCGGCCGGAACTGTGGATCGTCGTCAAGCGGACCGTGCGGCCAAGTCGAGCAAAACATACAACCACGAAAACAAGAGCGTTGATCAGCTCAACAACACGATTGCCCGAAACGCGGGGGATATCCGGGATCATGGGTTCGCGATGGCGAAGGCCGGTCTACTTCACGAATCGGCGGACAAGTCGCGGGCGATCCACGAGGGGCGGGACCTTCCGCCGGCAGGCTTGAATACACCCGAGCATGCCAAGCTCCGCGCAAAGCTAGTGGATTTGCACAATGAGCGAGATTCTGCGCGCGCTGAATTTCAAGCTCGCTATGAGCACCCGCAGCATGCGGAGCGGCGAGCAGCGCACGAGCAGAAATTCGGACCGCTGAAGGGCGACGAATTGCCGCCTGGTTTCGGTCCGGTGCGTAAAGCCGCAGCCGCACCGGCAGCCGCACCGGCCGCAGGATCGCTTGCCGATCAATGGCGCGCGCAAGGCGCACAGCGCCGCGCAGCGGACCTTGCGAAGGCCGCGAAGGCCAAGGCGATAGAAGCGGGCGCGAATCCGCATTTAGGCAAGGCACCCGCGCAGCTCGATCGCGCGCTCGAAAGCAACGCGAAGAAACTCAGCGACGTCAACTTCCGGATCGGCACGTCCAGCGGAATGCACGAGACGCCCGAGCAGGCGTTGACTCGATTCCGGTCGCTACCGGTAAGCATGGGCCCGCGAAAGCTGGCCGATGAGCATGCAGCCCTAACGCGCGAACGTGGCCACCTGCACGAGGCCGCCGCAGCTCACGGCGGCGTAAACGAATACAACAAGGTAAACACGCCGGCACGGCAACGCCTGAAAACTCGAGGTGAAGCTGCAGGCCGCAAAGCGGAAGCGGAAAACGCCGCGCACGAGGCCAAGCAGAAAGCCGATCGGGAGGCAGCCGCGCATCGAGCCGTGACCGAGCGCGACACCGCGAGCAAGGCTGCCGAGCAAGCGTCATTCCAGGCATCACGCGACGCTGAACGCGCGCGCGAACGGATGAAGCACGATCACAGTCAAAAGTCTGCGGCGCAGATCAATAAACAGATCGAGCGTGCAAGCGCAAAGCAGTCGGCTAACTCGAGCAAGATGATCGCCGCAGGCCTCGGTCACGAGACAGCGCACGAGACGGCCGATATCCACATGGGCCGTAGGGAAGCACCTGCAGGCCTCAACAATCCAGGGCACCAGGCCTTGCGCGCTGAGCATGTGCGTCTGAGTGATGAACGTTTCTTCTTACATGCGGAAGTAGCGCGACGGGCAGGGCCCGGCATGTCGAGATTGCCACGCGGATTCGGACCGATCGGCGGCTCGACCAAGCGCAAGAAATCCGCGTGACCAGCATCGCGATCATAGGCGCCCCCCGCGCAGGCAAGACCACGCTTGCCAATGAGCTAGCGTGCAAGCTTGCACTGCCGGTCGTGCACGCCGACGACATGATCGCGCTCGGGTGGTCGAACGTCAGCGAGACGCTAGCGCGGCTGATGATCCAAGATCCGACACCGGCGATCTACGAAGGTGTCGCCGTGGTGCGTGCGCTCCGCAAGCTGCTACTGATGCTGACGGCGGCGGGTAGCCCCATGATGCCACTGCACCGCTGCATCGTGCTTGAGCGCCCGTGGCTCGTGCTCACGCCGGGGCAGGACCGCATGCGCCGCGGCTGTGCAACGGTGCTCGCTGGCATAGCGCCCGAGCTCGCACGCCGTGGCGTCGCCATGGAGCGGCCCGCATGGACGCTCTAATCAGCGCGCTACGCACGCAAGCCGCAGTTCGAGGTGCGAAGTACGCGCGCGACGTCGCGCGACGCAAGTCACCGAGGCCGCGCTACCCGCACAAAGAAGTGCTGATCTATCACCGCCGGATCCGCTACCTCGTGCACCAAGCGCAATACGTGATCGAGCGCGACTTGCTGCCGCAGTTGCCGACACTGCTCGATGAGCAGTCGCAGGTGTCGAGCATCGTGATCCGTCGCGACGGTGCCGACGACATCGATCGGGCGATCGCAAAGACGGCAGCGGCGACCGTGCAGACCGTGCCCGATCGCGAGATTGAAGCTGCGGCGACGCAGACGGCCTTGCGCGTGTCGGAGTGGCACGCCGACGAGTTCGGCAAGCAGATCGAAAAAGTCGCGCGCATCAACCTTCACGACAACACCACGGGCCTAGCGGGTGCGATCGACTTGTTCGTCTCGGATAACGTGGCGCTGATCAAGTCGATCAATGCGCAGCAGCTCGAGGCCGTGAAAGGCGTGATCCTGCGGGGCGCGCGCGCGGGCAAGTCGCACCTCGAGGTGCGCGACGAAATCGCGGCGCAGTTCGGCAAGTCGAACAAACGCGCGGCGCTGATCGCCACGGACCAGATCGGCAAATTGAACGGACAGCTAACGCAGCTGCGACAAACGAACATCGGGATCCGTCGCTACCGCTGGTCGACGGCGCAGGATGAGCGCGTGAGGCCTGCGGAAGGTGCGAACAAGGAACGGCTAGGGCACCGCAAGCTGAACGGCACGATTCAGGAGTGGACCAAGCCGCCGCTCACCGATGAGCGCACCGGCGAGCGTGCGCATCCGGGCTACCCGATCCGCTGCCGGTGCGTGGCGATCCCGATCGTCGACGATCTGCTTGTCGAGGCCGGCTTGCTCGCGCCCGAAGATGTCGAGCTGCAGCAGCCCACGCCGGGGCGTGCGGTCACGGTGCCGGGCGCACCGCCGCCCGCCAATACCCAGCGCCCCCCGCCGGCACCACTGCCCCCCACGCCCCCGCCGCCGCCCCCGCCGGCTGTTACGGGGCGGCGTGCGCCTATGGCCCCGCCTATATCCGGGGCGCTGCCCACGCCGGGCGTATCCGATCGCCAGATCGAGGCCGACGCGTTCGCCCGGCTGCAGCAGCAGGCATCCGAGGCACTGCAGCGCAAGGCTGCAGCTCAAGTCACCCGCAAGCGCGCCGAAAACGCGCTAGCCGCCGCGCTGGCGAAATCCGAACGGGCCGCCGCAGCCACGGCGCAAGCGGAGCTCGAGGCCGCGCAAGCCGGCGAGGCCGCAGCCGCAGACGCCTATGCCGCCGCGGCACGGCAAGCCGCGGCACCGATCGTGCGCGTGCCGCCCATCGAGGGGGCAGCGCCGCCCGCGCCCATGCGCAAGCCCAAGGGCACGCCAGCACCAGGCCGCAAGCGCCCGCCCGTGCCGCTCGAGCCGCCCCGCAAGGCGGCCATGGGCAAGCCGCGCAAAGGCGTGGGCCCGCGCATCCCCGCGGCCGACCGCGCGCTACTCGCGCCGATCGAGGCCGGCTTGGCGGATGCGCAGCTGTCGTATCTGCGTGAAGGCATGCGCGACTTGACTGCTATCAGCAGCGCATATGCGGGGGCCACGGCGGCGGAAGTCGATCTGATCGCCACGGGGCAAAGTCGCACGAAAACCGGTCAGGCCTTCGAGCCGATCCGCATATCGGCCGAGCCTGGTTACCTCGAGCTAACAGACGGCCGGCACCGCATGGCAGCGGCTCGCGCAGCCGGGGCGACGCGGATCCTTGCCCGGATCAAGACGCCGGGCGGGGCCGAATACTTGCGGGTGATCCCGATCCCGCGCTAGCACGTTTGCACGTGTGCTCATGAGCAAGCGTGCACGCCGGCACGCCGATACGTGAGCACCCGTGCAGGCGTGTCAATGTGCAAGCGTGCCAGTGTGCTCTTGACGACTGGCACGACCCGTGCGTATCAACGTTCGTGCAGCCCGAGATCGTCAGCCGCTACGACGTCGCCGTACTTGGCAACGCTGAGAAGACGTCGCAGGGTTTTTTGCGCATGCCGGCGCACCTCACGCGGGCAGGGATCCTCGAGTACCGGCGAGCGGACGGCACCACGATCCGCGAGCTGCGCCCGGCGGCGGAAGTGTTCGCGCCGCAATCGCTCGCGACGCTACGCGCTGCGCCGCTGACCGATCTGCACCCGACCGAGATGATCAGCCCGGCGAACGTCCGCAAGCTGTCGATCGGCATCGTATCCGAAGATGTCCGCGCGGACGGCGAACTAGTCGCGGCGGCCGTGACCGTGCAGGAGGCCGACGCGATCGCTGCGGTCGAACGTGGCGAGCGGCGCGAGATCTCCTGCGGCTACCGCTGCCGGATCGACGCGACGCCCGGCACCTTCCGCGGCCAAAAGTACGACCAAGTACAGCGCGACATTGTCTACAACCATGTCGCGCTTGGGCCGCGCAATTGGGGGCGTGCAGGCCGTGACATCGCGCTGCGCATAGACGCGGCTGCCGGCGACGACGTGCAGCCTGATGCAACCGTATTTCGACTCGACGCGGCAGACGCCTTGAGCCTTTCGAGTTCGATACCAGTGCCGCCGACAGCGGCAGGAAAGCAACGTGCACGCATGGATATGACGACGATCGACCTAGACGGCGCGCACGTTGAGGTGCCGCGCGAAGTAGCTCCCAAGATCCTGCAGGCCTTGTCGGTGCGTACGGACGCACTGGGCGAAGTCGTGATCGAGCGCGACGAACGCGACGCCAAGATCGCGACGTTGGAAGAAAGAATCGATCAGCTCGAGGCCGCGCTGCGCGAGGCCCCCGCAAAGATCGAGGCCGCCGCCCGCGAGCGGTCGGCTGTGATCGAGCGCGTGAAGCCGGTGCTAGGTGAGGATGCGACGCGCCTCGACGGCATGAGCGTGCGCGCCATGCAAGAGGCGTTTCTTGCGAAGGTCAATCCGGCCTTCGTGGTCAAGGATCGCACCGACGACCAGATCTCGATCGCGTTCGACGCCTTGGCGAGTGTCGAGCCACGCACGGACGGCGGCGGCAGCATCGGTGCTGCGCGCGCGACGATCGCCCCGGTGCGGCAGGCGACCGCCGCGCGCAATGATTCCAAGTGGGTGCCTGAGTGGCGCAAGCCGCTGTCCTACAGCGCACCGGATTTCAAGCCGTAGGGCCTCGAGCACACCGAAAGGGATACGACCGACATGCAAACGTCATACACGAATCTAGCGCCCGATGGCCTGCTCGGTCTCATGACCGAGGATTTTACGCGGTACGTCGACACGACCGTGCCCGGCGTGTCGGTCAAGATCGGCAAAATGCTGTGCGTCGACAAGACGGCAGGCAAGCCGCGCGGCGCTGCGAAGCTGCCGGCTGCGGCCACTGACGTCACCAGCAAATACAATCTCTATGGTGTCGTTCCGTGGGATCAATCTCGCGAAGGTGGCGTTGACTGGCCCGCTAGCAGGCCGACGCCAGTGCTGCGCCGCGGTCGCATTTGGGTGCTCGCCGAAAGCAACGTGCTGCGCTTTACACCGGCATTCGTGCGCTACGCGGCAGGAGCGGGCGGCACTGAGATCGGCTCGTTCCGGGCTGACGTCGACACGGCATCGGCCGCGCAGTGCGACTGGGCCATGTGGATCACGGACGCAACGGCGGGCAGCTTGGCGCTGCTCGAGGTGTCGATCTTCTAGGTGACTGCAGGGGCGGCAACGCTCGAAAGGAAATACGCGCGACCATGCTCATTTTGCAACCACCGCCGATGCCTGCGATTCGGCGCGATCATCTCGCGGCCGAGCTCGGCAAGCTGACGAACGACCGGCTAGACGCGCAGGCTATCAGTCGTATTCACGCGCTGTTAGTGCTGCACCGCGCGAGCCTCTACGGTGAAGATCGTTTAGACGCGAACGAAACCACGGTGCTGACGCAGCAGCTCGAATTCATGCGAGCTCGCACCGCGGATATAGAGCGTCCCCCATTCAAAGCGCGTCAGTTCGTGCCCGTGACGTCCGAAGTCGACTCGGGCGCCGAAACATGGGCTTATTCGCAGTGGGATCGCGTCGGCATGGCGAAGATCGTCGCGAACTACGCAGACGACATTCCGAAAGTCGCGACGTTCGCCAAGAAATTCGTCAACACCATTGAAACCATCGCGCTCGGCTACGGCTGGTCGTGGCTCGACCTGCAGCGCACGGCTCGAGCGGGCGTGCCGCTGCAAACGCGACTCGCGCAGGCCGTGCGGGACGGTTTCGAGCAGAAGATCGAAGTCATAGGCGCGATCGTCATCACCGAGACGGGCGCGACGG